TTATTTATTTATTTTTTTGAAATATCTTCTTGCTGATAGTAGGCATAATAATTTTTCAACATTTGGTTTTATTCCTATTTCTGGAAAAACTTCCATCATTACCTTAATTGCTTTTGTTGTTTCTTTTCTAGTGTATATTGTCATTTTTATTTACCTCCTATTTCTATTTCGTCTGATGGAAAGCTATCATAGAATTTCTTTACATATAATAGTCTATAGTTTCTTTGCAATTCTTCTGCATCCCACTCTTTGTTTTCCTCAACTATTCTGTCGTACTCTTTCTGTGATATAATTCTCTTAAGTGCTTCTTCCCTGCTTGTTGTTTTTGATTCTTTCATATGATTATTTTTTATTTTTATTTTATCTACTTACTACAACCCCATTATATAGAAGTGTTACCTGACAAGGTACTTCCACATTATCTACTTGTTTGTGTCTCTTTCTTAACCTCTTACAGTAATGCTCGTAACTCCACTGACAACTTTTTTCTTTTTTATTATACGCTTCCCACTTGTAAATCAAACCCTTAGCACATTTATTAGTTAAGTCGTATACTATATCGCTGATACTGAAGTAGTAATGTTCAAAATATTTTACAATATTCCCAGATTCCTGTGCTATATTGTAGTCAAAATTAATTTTTTGCTTCTTTATAAACTCGTCAATGTAACCAGTACAGATGCGCTCGTATTGAAAGTTTAAGGTGGATATAGTTTCTTTGTGTGTCATAATTAAAAGATATGAGTTATTCGTGCTATTTGTCCATTCTCTTTACAATGCAAAAATGCTTCACAAGCCTTAGGGGCGTGCTGATAGCCATTCCTATGATGCCAACTGTCTGTTCCTGAGGGACTTCTAAGACTTTCAATGGTTATACCTGCATAATCTTTGCTTGTCTTGTGATGAACATGATGCGTGTAAATATAACGATGTTTAGTTTCTGCCCATTCTTTAGCGAACTCAACTGCCATAAGTAAAGGCAAATCTTGTTGTTTTGCACCATCACCATGAGTAGTGCCAATTAAATTATTAAAATATTGAAATCCTTTTCTATGTGCTATCGTGCAATCAAAAGTAATATTATTACAATCTTTAAAATAAGCCTCTATAACTTGCGCTAAAAAGAATCCATTTGTATAATCGTGGTTGGAAGGATTAAAGGTAAAATGAACATCAGCAACTCCAATTAACAATTCTAATACTTCAACGTATAACTGTTTAGCAATCAAAAAGTTACTATGCCACATACCATCAGTATCTTGAGGAGTTCCGCTTGTTGTTGTTCTTAGTGGATTATCTATGTGAAGTATGTCGTTACCTCCAATAAACAAAATTTTATCAATATTAAAAGAACTGACTTTTTGCAGTATTCCTTTCACTCCTTCTAAAACTCTCTGAACAGCTATTTGATTGTCATAAGACTCTCCGCTTTCAAATGCAGTACATAACTTACCTATATGAATATCTGCTGGGTCTAAAACAAGTAAGTAAGAATTTTTATTTTCTATTCTTTCTAAAATAGGAAACTTAGGGATATATGCTTGTATGTCTTTTATTATTTCTGCCCTAAAATCTGATTCTATTAATTCTTCTGGAGTTACAAAATTAGGATTTTTAACAAACAAACTAGCGTTTTTGCTTTTAACCCACATATGCTTAACTGTGGTGTTGTCAATATCTAAACTATCAGTCGCTTCGTAAGAACCCTCGTACTCATCTAATATCCTTTTCTTATGTCTGTATATATACTTTCTAAATTCTCTTAGCTCATTGAAACTTAAAGTAAAATTTAATTTCTGACAAACCTGTCTTGCAATTTCGGTATCTGATTCTAAGTTTTTTTCAAAAATAACTTCTTTAATTACCTCCTCGTAAATTGCCCACCTCGATACTTTATTGTTTGCCATATGTATTTTTTTTATAACTTATTTATATGTTTACTTAGAAATAAAGCGAAGTCATACTTAAAACTATTATTTGGACAAACTTCAAACGCCCAATTAATCAATACTGATGCTAACCATCCTCTAAATTCATTTTTCATAAGTTTGTAATTTATTTTGCAAATATATTTCATAAAATGAGAAAAGCAAATTATTTTTTATTTATTATTTTAAATTATTATTGTTTTGACTTATATATTGGCTAAATATTGTTTTTATATTCTGTATTAGATAATATATTGTCCAGTAAATTTTAATTGGCTGATTTTCATTAATTATTAAAAATAAAGCTTGCGTGTTTAAAATGCTAAACTACATTTGCGACATGGAAAACATAGAAAATTATAAGAGTGTATTAGAATACGCCAAGGAAAAGAGTATAAGCGTTCAGGCTGTATACCAAGCAATCTCAAGAAAAACCTTAGATTTTATCAAGCTAGGGAAAACTATTTTAGTAAAGGTTAAGTAAAAAATCAAATCATGGCGGAGAACAAAAAATCATTTTTACTTTACTGCGATATAATACACACAGTAGAAAAACTAACAGACGAGCAGGCAGGAAAACTTTTGAAACATACTTTAAAATATGTAAACGATTTAAATCCTACTCCAGAAGATATTATAACCGAAATTGCTTTTGAACCTATAAAACAGTCTTTAAAAAGAGATTTGCTTAAATACGAGGGTATTAGAATAAAAAATAAGGAGAGTGCAGACAAAAGATGGGCTATGCGAAACGATGCGAGCGCATCCGAGCGCATACCAAGTGATACCAAAAATGCCGATAGTGATAGTGATAGTGATATAGTAAAGGATATTATAAACTGGGCTGAGCTTTTAAAATTTTTTAATACTAAAACCAAAAAGAACTGCAAGGTTATACCAACAAAAGCTAAAACTGCTTTTACTGCTAGACTAAAAGAAGGTTACAGTAAACAAGATTTTGCTACAGCTATACAGAACTGTGCGGCAGACGATTTTCATATAAACAATCCTCACCATCTAACTCTAGAGTTTATAAGCAGACAGGACAAACTAGATAAATACTTAAATGTTGGAGATAAACCTAAAAACTCAGAAAAACAAAACCCTAAAAACCTAAGAGTAGTAATATGAAAGTTAAAAGAATCAACGATGTAACAGAACAATTATTTGATTTACATAAAAACAACACATCAAACCTACTAAGCACTGGTTTTAAGACTTTAGACAATTACTATCAAGTAAGACCTAGCAACACTACCATCATTTACGGATATCCTAGTGCAGGTAAGAGTGAATTTGCTATGCAATTACTTATAGGTCTTACAGTTAAGTACGGAAAGAAGCATTTAATCTATACACCTGAGACAGGAACAGCTGAGGAGATATTTTCTGAAATAGCACACGCACTAACAGGTAAAAGCTTTGATAAAAGATTTCCTAATTACATTACAGAAGCAGAAATTTATAGGGTACAACCTTTTATTCAAGAACACTTTGCAGTTATTGAGGACGATGGTGTGAACGGATTAAGTTTAGATAATTATTTTGATTTAGCTAGGGAAGTAAAGAGAGATAGGGGATTGGATTGTACTTTGCTAGATAACTTTAACGATTTAGAGCATAGTGCATCAGACCTAGCCAATATTGCAGCTTACTTACCTGTCTTTCTTCCTAAATGGAATAAGTTTTCTAAGATAGAGAACCTACATTCTTTTATGATATGTCACGCAAGAAACCCTACAGGTGTTAAGTCAGGAGAACTACCGAAAGCACCTAGTGTATTTGAAATAAATGGAGGTCAGGCTTGGTATGCAAAGGCTCAGAGTTTAATTTGCGTTGACAGACCCTACGAGGAGATAAACGGACTCATGCAACAGTCTAATACGGCAAACATTGATGTTAAGAAGATTAAACCTAAGATTGTAGGCAAGAAAGGATTAGTCCCTTTGGAGTTTGAGTTTAGTAAGAAGTGCTATAACGAGACAGTTGATGGTCGTATACTTAGGATTGACACTGGATTTAAGAATTCTTATCAAGTTCCAGAAGAAACTAAAAAGAAGATAGGCGAGAAGATAGCCACACAAGCAAGTTTTGATTTACCAGAAGATAATACACCTTTTTAAACATGGAGATACAAGAATACAAAGAAATACAGAAGATTAGAACAGAAGAGTATAAACTTATGCTTGAGTCTATTAACAAATATTTTGCTTTGTTTGACACCAACAATAGAAACATAGGATTATATGCAGAATTTTGGGAGTTTGACGAGTTTATAGAGCAGTTTGAGGTTAAAGTGATAAAGTCACAAGGCACACAAAAAGAAAACGGTTTAAAGCATCTTGAAATACTTTATCGTATGCAACAGTTTAACGCAAAGGTGTTCGCAAACTTTAATTACGAGAATGTTTTGCTAAATGCCAAGGCTAAAAGGTTGCAGAAGGAGCAAT